CTCATACCTTCCTCTGTTGAGGTAGGTTGAGATTCAAGATACTTAATTAGCTCACTATTCTTGTTTCTTTTTTTATAATTCTCTAAAGATTTATTGTATCCATCAATACCACCATTTGTTTTTCTATTTAAAATCATTTCAAGTGCTGACAGTGTTTCTAACTCTTTAGGACTCATCTTTGAACTATGTACTATCTTATAATCAGAAAGCTGCCCTAAAGCTACCTCTTGACCTTCTGTTCTTTGATTAAAAGGTATGTTTTCTACATCTGTTTCTATTACAACAAAAGAATCTCCTTGTCTATATGGGCTACCTAATTTAGAAAAAAACAATCCACCAACTGCTTTTTGTTTTTCAAAGTCTATTCCGTTCTCTAAAATATTATTTAAGTTTTCTATACCATTAGTTGAGTGGTATAAATGAACTTTACCACTTGTAATAACACCATTTTCATTTTTTGTTTGTTTTGGTGTTTTAGGTAGTTTCTGAGGTTCTTTAAGAGTCCTTGATAAGTCTAACTGTTCAGTATCTGTCTCCGTAGTCGTGTCGCTAGCTTGGTCGGTTTTCGTGTCACCTTTTTCGACTTTCGTGTCGGTAGTGACTTGCTGAGTGTCTCCTTCTCCCACTTGCTGCAGTCCCACTTTGGAGTCTCCCCCCTCTTCTTTGCTTGTTGAAGCATCTGGTAGCACTTGCTTCTCTGTGCTTGACTTTGAAATGGCATCTTGTTTTTCTTTTAGTAATTGTTCTTGTTGTTTTAATATATTTTCATCAGACTCTAATACCACAGGTAAACCTGCTTTTTTTCTAACTTCGTTTTCAGACTTTAAAGATTCTAATGCCTCTTCTTTAGTAACCTCTATTTTAACCTCACCATCTTGCTCTCCATCAACAATAGCTTTAGCTTGTTCCTTATCTCTTGCGTAAAGGGCATCTAACTGTGCGTCTACATCAGCTATTTTATTATCTATATTTTGTTTACCAGGGCCTTCTAATCCTTCCTTACTATTAATTAAGTTTTGTCTTTGAATTAGCAAGTCTGAAGCAGTCTCCATGTTTTCAGAAACAAGTATAGTGCCTTTTGTTAGGTTTTCTGCTGTTTGCATGCTGTATATCTCAGTATACGCATTAGAAGACTCTTTATTAGTCAGTGAACCTTCTTTAACTAAAACATCTAAAGTTCCTTGTAAGTCACCTATATCTTCTGCTATAGTTCTAACTAAATCTGATCTTCTATTTCCTGATAATAACTTTCTACCACCCAAAGTAGTAGTTGCTCCAATAGTCATTACAGCAGTCTCTATTATGTTTTCTTTTGTTATTTTAGAGTCTAATACATTTTGACCTATACTTCTGTTTACTAGATAGTTTATTCCTTTTTCAGAAAATAATACAGGAAGTTCTTCTACAAACAATTCTTTTGCATTTTCTTTTATCAGCTCAAAGCTTTTTGTTTTAAACTCTTTAGCAGTAAAGTTTTTTCCTTTGCTAATTGCTAGGTTTTTTATTTGATTTTTAATTCCTGTTAATCCTGTTAAAAGTTTTTCGTTGCTACCTGCTAATCCAGAAAATACACCATCTAAAGTAGATATTGCTTGACCTGCATTAACAGCTATATTCATAGCTTCCTTCTCACTCATTCCTGTGGCAATTAACTGAGACCTAATATCATCAACATTGTCAACAACTCCACTTGTAAAGGAAGTAAGGCCCATTGCTACTTTACCTGCTGTGCCAGTCTTCATGTATTTTTTTAATCCTAATGCATTGTTTACTTTGCCACCTGTTCTTATTAATCCAAACAAGTTAACTAACGTGCTTACACCTCCTGAAACAACAGAACCCCCAGTCCACATGGTTTCTGCGTCAGGGACATCTTTAGATCGTTTTTGTATTTCTTTTATGTCTGATAAAGGTACAATCCCATCCATTAATATATTTGTCTCTTCATCATAGACCTTTCCGTTTTTATCGACAAAGTATTGTTGACCTCTATATGTAACAGGTTTACCAGACATAAAACCTGAACGTTTAACTCCACCGTAAGCTAAGTCAACGTGTTCAGATGAGTCAGTAAACATATCACTCAATCCTGCAAGAAACCCTTTCTTGTCATATCCTAAAGTTGTCAATCTTTGGTCTAAAAACCCTGGCACACCACCAAGAACGTTCGTTGTAAAATCAACAATAGCTGTTCCTCCTGTTCTTAATAACTCTATAGTTCCTTGACTAGCCTCACTTGAACCTCCTTCTTTTACAGCATAATAAAGTCTTTTTCTTTTTTCTAATTCTGTATCTACAGTAGCATCTTTAAACTTAGGAAACAAATCTATTGATTTGCTCATTACCCCAACCTTGTCATAGAATTTTTTCTGAAGCTCTTTCTCTTCTTTCTTTAATACTTTAATCTGCTTAGAATCCGAAGTTAGTTTTTGTAATGCTTGATTTTTTTCCAAGTCATTAGTTATACCATTTAATTGAGTTGCTTGGTATGATTGAAGTTTTTCATACTGTCTTTGTTCTTTTTCAAAATCACTATATTCATCATCAAGTAAAATGTTTTTCATAAACTTAAACACAGAACCTTCTTGTCTTGTGTTTACTTTATCCCACTTTAAATAATCTTCTTGATTAATTCCTAATAAATCTAGTTTACTTGCATCAGGCACATCATCTCTTTCAAAGTCTTTAATATCTACCTGAACATCTAAATAGTTTGGTGTGTAAGAATTATCTTTTGAAGTTTTGTATATTTTTATAGCCTTTAAAACATCAGGATTTATTTCAGATTCTTTTTTATACTCAAATTCACCTGTTTTATTATTTTTAAGCCTATAGGATTTTTCTTTGCTTTCTAATCGTTCTTTATCAAAATTAGTAAGTCCTTCAGAACTAATTACAGACTCAATACCCTCATTAGCTTCAATATATCCTACTGAATTTAATAAATCAATATTAGATTGATTTTTTATTAAAAGCTCTTTATTTTCAGGAGTTGTTTCATCAAACACAATTTCTTCCTCTTCCTCAACAATAGGTATTTCAATTGGAGGCTGACCTGAAGAATCCAAGGAGCCAGGAGTTATTTCCGTTTCTGTAGTGGATTCCATAACATCCTCTACTACATCTGAAGGAGTAACGACTTGATTTTTTTTTTCACCGAATCCTACTAATACAGAAAAATCAGATATATCTTTTGCATATCCTTTTGATTTGACATACTCAAAGTTATCATTTAAAACCTCATTATCCGAAGATATCAGTTGCTGAAATTCCTCTATAGATTTGCTATACCCCTTTGATTTAGCTCTATCGTATAAATCTTGTAATACCTCTTGATCCATTTAGTTTTATTTATTTGTGTAATCTACTCCGCCTCCTGACGTATAATCTTCAGATGAATTAATGTTACTTAAAAACTCCATTACAAAAGCATCAGCTTTTTTAGCTACTGCATCATCCCCTCCGTAATCATCATCTATTATTTTAGATACTGTAATTGTTTTCCCTTTTGAATTTACAGCTGTTACGGTCATTGTCTCATTCTTTTTATCATATGTAACCTTAGGACTACTATTTAAGTTTTGATTAGTTTTTTGTAATGCTTGGCCTAGAGTTGATTGTATCCCATCAGCTAAAACAGATCCATCAATACCATACATAGAGGTTGCGTAGTTAGCTGCTTGTGATGCCTCTAATAAAGATTCTTGTATTGAAAGTTTATCTTTAGTTGTTCCAATATTTGTAGTGAGGTCTAATCTAACCTCTGGAGCTTCACCGAATTGAATAAGCCCTTTATCCAATACTTTTTGACCCTCATCAAATTTAATCTTATTATCAAAAACTTCTGGGCTTACTCCAAAAATTGACGCTAATTGTATGGCTGTATCACGAGCATTTAAGAACGTTGTTTCACCGTCCTCAGTAGTTTCACTAAATTTTAAAGGTTCTCCTATTTTGTTGTTGTCTTGGTCAACAAATTGAATCCTTCCGTCATCTAGAACATTGCTTCTTAAACCCGACTTGCGTAAAAGAGCTTCATAAGATTTTGAGTCACCTAATACTGATTTTTTAATCAATTCACCATAAGCTTCATCTTCTTTTTCACCTCCATTTGGGGTAGTAGGCCTAAATGTAGTAGTCTTGTCTCTTCCTGTTATCTTTCTTTTTAACCCTGAGTATAACGAACTTACTGCAATTCTTTCTGAAGCTAACTTAGCATCATCGCTTTCTTCATTTATAAATAAACCACTCATAGGATCTAACTTAGCTATAACATATTTATTATAAATCCCTGGTTCTACAAGACCTGTATCTATATCAAAATATTCATAACTAACTGTTTCCTTAATATCTCCCTTAAAGTTTTCTACATCATTAGGCATTAAAACTTTCTGTTCTTTACCAACAGGCATATTATCAGCTAAAATACTTAATCTTCTTTCAGATGTCGCAGTGGCATTTTTAGCATAGTCATATAATAACTTTTTTATCCCGGGACTATTCCTCATATCGTCCAAAACAACACCTGTGTACCCCTCTTGAGTTATTATTGATTCATAAGCAGTATCTAAGGCACTACCTTTTGCTAAAGCCTTAGTTATTTCATCACTTAAATATAGTCTATCAGATTGTTGATTTTTACCTTTCATGAAAGTAGTAGCAGCCATACCAGACATAGTAGGGTCTACAATTGGATTTCCTTCTTTATCTAAAACCAACTCCCTAGTGTTTAAAGTAGTGTTTATTTTTGTTTTGTAAAAAGAAATATCCATAGTTCCATCATCATTGCTAACAATTTCATATAAATTAGGATTACCTAAAGTTGTTTGAACTCTTTGTATACCAGCTTCAAAAGCTCCTCCTCCTATTTTATTTCCATCTTCACCAACATAACCTTTAGCTCTTTTTAAAGACTCTTGAAAGTTTTTATCGTAATCATTTAAATTTTGAGAAAGTATCTCATAACTTTGCTTGGCGTTTTGTCTAAAGATAAGATTATCAGTAGGACTCTTAGCGTTTTTCTGAACTAACTTTTCATTAGTGTATAACTTATTTTTAGTGCTTTCTAACGCTTTTAAAATAACTGTATCTACACTTTTGTTTCCTGTTAATTTCTTATTAGCTTCTATAGTAGACTCTCTAACAGAATTTGCTGTATCAGTCTTTAATTTATTAGCAGCCGCTTCTCTTTCTTGCTGCCAAGTTTTAATGTCGTTTACGCCTTTAGTTATAGCTGACAACGTAGATGTAGGGTCGCTTACACCTGTGAAACCTTTTTCTAATGAAATTCTAGTAGCATCTAATTTATTTCCCATTACGTCAATCTTGTTTTTGATCCTCCAACTGAATTCATAAATGTATCTAAATTAAAATCAATAAAAGGATTTGTAATTTCCTCAGTTTTAAAAGATTGGTTAAAATCAATATTTGGCCCAAATTCCTTAACAAGTTTATTGTAATTTCTAATTTCTTTAAAGGTCATTTTTGAGACTTTATCTTCTCCTAACGTTTCTATTGCTTTATTTGTAGCTTTTCCTTCCATTCCTTCTGCTGCAGAAACTCCTGCTTGTAAAGCACTTACTCCTGCGTCAATAAATGCTCCTGTTGCTTTTCCTTTTAATTTGTCTGCCTGTGCAGTTAAAGCATCTGCTTTTTGCCCTGCTGATGCCGCTCTATCATCTTGTAAGGCTGCTATTTCTGAAGCGGACAATTCACCTGCCTGTGCCTCAGCAAAATCTATTTTTAACTTTTGTTCTGCAAACTTATCAGCCGTAGCTCCTAATGTAGCATCTTGAGCTTGTTTTATTTTACCTGCTCCTGCAGCAACACCTCTTTGGTCACCTTCTTGAACAGATTCTAATAATTGAGCAGCAAATGCATTTCCACCTCTAAGCTGTCTGTCATAAACATCTGTAGTAGCCCTAACAGCACTGTAAAAGTTTTCCTCTAACCTAGCGACTGATTCTTTTTCTAATCTTTCTTGCTCCAATCTTAACCTGCCTGATTCTCTTGCTGCAACTTTTGCTGCGTCTCCTGCTATAGCCCCTTCTGCTATCGATCCACCTATTGAAACTGTTGCTGCTGCTATCGTTGTAAATGCTGCCATATTATAATATTTTAATCATTTCTGTATTGTATGTACCAGATTCAATATAACCATTCTTCTCATAATGTTGAGTTAGTGATTTTGATTTTAAAAGAGCATATGAATATTTGCATCCTGATAATTTTAATGTGTTAGTTAAAACACTAATTAAGTATATTAATGCTTGCTCTCTTTTTATCTTATCCTTATATTCAAAATTAGATATAATCCAATCACACCAACCGACCTTTGAATTTGTTATGTATATGTATCCTGCGCAAACAGGAATATCTTCTTCATAAACAATAAAACCACCTTCACCATTCTCTGGTAAAAAATCTTTTGGAGGTGATGTCCATCTCCAATTTTTCCACCATTTTGTTAATATAGAATCGTAATCTGTTGAATTTAATTTTCTTACTTCAAATTTCATTGAAACAAAGATACAAAAAACTAAGGATTACTTTTAAATACGTCCGAGTCAACTGTAAAAAGCTCTACGGATTGAGTGTTTGAATTTGTTAATTTGAACTGAAGGAAATAACCTAGAGTACCATAAGACTCTGCAACGCTGTTTTTTACAAACAAAATAAAACTAGAAGGAACTGCTCCGGTAATTACAGGATTCAATATTGTAATGGTTTTATTATCAGTACTAACAGATGTTATCTCTCCTATTTCTACAATAACTCCTGCGTTGTTATAGTAAGCAGTATCTCCAATACTAAGTATAGAACCAATCACAAAACTAAAAGTCAATGTAATTGCTGCTGGCCCTGAACCTGTAGTGGATGCAAAAGTACCTATACCTTGTGCTGACCTTAACGCTAAGTCTTCAGAGCCTGCGACTCTTCTTATAAATGCAAAGTAAGCACCCTCTTTTAATACAAAATAAGAAGCGGGCATAGATCCTGTTCCTAAATCAGAAATCAACTCACAATCCCAAGCATCATCGCTTTCAAGCTCAATGGTTTTAAAAACCTTAGTACTTGTTGGCTCTTGGTTAAAAACACCTGTTATAGTAGAATTATAGTCAACACCATAATAACTATTTCTTCTATCGTTAGTATTATGTCTATATAAGTTTCCTTTTTTAAAAGTATATAAATATTGATTCATTCCTAGAATAAAATCAGGTACATAGCTGTAAAATGATGGCCATCCATTTACAGATTCACTATATGTTAACGTATAATCTTGTTGAGGCATATTTATTGAATTACGCAACTACCTGCAGAGCATTGAGCTATACTAGTAACTACATTGTTTAATAGATTCATTAATTTAAATGTTCCTGAAGGAGTTTGCGTGTTATAATTTTCAGCATAGGCATACCATCCATTGCTTAGTAAAGTACCTTGAACAACGTCATTTATAGTTATACTACTATAACCGTTTCCACTATTCATGTTTTTTGATGATGTAATTGCATAATTTCCTGTGCAAAAATCACTACAAACAGTTCTTTTTGTAGATATATAAAAAGTACCTGAAGAACAAGTTGGACACGATGTTAAGACACCTAAAGTACCTGAAGACTGTTGTCTATATTGATTAGATATTTTTGTTTTATACCAACCATCAGGAGAAAGACTTGACAAAGCCGCATCTGTATACATTAATGTAGTCGATGGATTTGAAAAAGAATCCCCAGTATTAAAATGAGCAGTAAAACTACTACTACTCACGCAACATAATTCATTTGCAGAAATAGAATTAACTTTTAATACCTCAAAGTTACCTGCACACGATGGGCAAGTTGAAGAACCGTTTATTAATACCCCTCCTTGTTGTTGCCTATAAATTCCGTTTTTCTGATAAAAACCATCAGCTGAAGGAGTAGTCAATTCAGGATTATCATATACAGCCGAAGCCAATAAAAAGTCTGAATTATCTGTATATCTATTTACATATGAAGCCATTTATTATATTTTAAGGTTCTGGACAATTACAACAAGCATCATTAGCACTAGTTGCATCATAACAAAATGTTTGTGCATTAGATTCTCTTAAATTCCATACCAAATATAGATATTCTAAATTACTTGGATTATTATATGTGAACTCAGCAAAATACGAATTTGTATTTCCTTGTATTGGAGTAGCATCATTTAACAAAGGAATTAAAACATTTATATCAACTTCATCATATTTTTGATTAGACACCAAGTATTGAAGCTTGTCAGATAATGGGTCAAAAGCAAAACTACCTTGTTGATTTTTAACCTCCAACTTAACAACAGAGCCATCAGCAGGAATTGTTCCAAAAGATTCAAGTCCCTCTTGCTGTTGAGACAATGAAACACCATCTTGTTGCAACACTACAAGGTTTGAGTTCCATGGACTAATATGGTTTACTAAAGTCCAATTGTATCTTACCTTTACCGTTTGATTTACTTCTCCTGGAGTGTTTACTACAAATTGTTTTACTCTCAATGTATTTGCCACAGGACATTTAAAATCTAATTGATATGTTGAAGCAACTTGAGGAGTAATTATTACATTTGCAAAAGTAGGATTGTTTACTATTTTACTAAAGCTCAATGTTCCAATAAACTGCACAATAGTATCTATAACAAATATTCCATTATATTTTACCTGAACTCTTACTGTTCCTAATGGTGCGCTATAATCTATATCTACAGTTCCTATTATATTAGTTAAGTTTAAATTAAAAGAAATCACATCAGTACTAGATTGCTGAATTAAAGTATATCCACAATCTCTTTCAACAGGAGGAACATTACTTAAATCTGCATTAGAACTTAAAACATATTCATTCATATATGGATCAAATCCTCCAAGCTTTTGAGTAGGGAAAGAATCTATAAATAAATCTCTAAACCAACTTCTCATACCTACTTGAGATATAACAGAAAGCTTATCTGACACTCCACCTTTAGAACCACCTTTTAAGTTTATTACAGAGCTTCTTTTTGAATCTGTAAAGTAAACATCAAATCCATATGACGCAAAGCTTTCAGGGTTATTACTTATTCCATATTCTTCTAACCTAGCTAGTTGAGTTCCTAAAACTTCAGGAACAGAAGTTATAGCTCCACCTGCTGCTGCGTCTGAAAGTAAATTTTTTCCAGTTAAAACGTAAGATATTCTATCTTCTTGAAGTGTAAGAATATCTGTTTGTCTTGCATGCATTTTTCTTAGTGGCCCATATGAGTTTTCAAGAGTTTTAAAATTAGCTAAAGCTAAATTAAATTGATTGAGTTTATTTAAATTACTCTCTTGATTAAAAACACCACTATAGGTAATGTCAGCAAATCTATGAATTTCCTTATAATCTTCTTCAGAAACAGAAGTGACCTTATCACCTAATGATAATACAGGAGTAGTTAAAGCATCAAAAACCCTGTCTGATTCAGCTCCATTTCCAAACGTATAGCAATTGTAAAAAGTTAAATCAATAATAGCCGGAACGGTTGCAGTCTGATTTTGGTCTACAGTAGAGTTTCCTGATAAATGAAATCCACCAACAATGTCAAATACTTGGTTATTTTCATAATACAATTCATCATTTGCTTGTATTGGTTCTGTTTCAAAAACATTTAATGTAGTAGCTCTATTTACTACTATCTGAACTGTTTCATATGAACCTCTTCCGTCAATTCCCCCACACTTACCTGTACCTGTCTGTATTACTAACCAAAGATTTCCATTAGTTTCCTCCTGAAAACTAATAGTTGTTGTCCCTGGATTTATATAATCAGTAAAATAAGGCTGTATTGTGTCTATTTGATTTACAACATTTATAATATTATCAGTACCTCCTGACACCCCATTTGTAAGATCAATATTTTGCGATTGAACAAAATCATGTAAATTAGTATAATTCCTACCAGCAGTAAAAGTTTGATTAAAATCATAAGTTCTACTCCCACACAAACTACCTCTCTTGTTTCTGTTAGTGTTAAGCCTAAACTCTATTATACTTCCTGCAGGAATGTCAAAAGGAGTATAAACTCCTGGAGTTGACTCATCTTCAAAAGCACATGAAACTCTTGCATAACTATAACCAGAACCTGTACTAGGTAACCCACCTACACTAGTCCTATCTATAAATGCATTTGCAGGTGCGTTTGCTGCAAAATTAGAAGGTTTTAATTGCATATAAGTTCCTGTAGGCTGACCACAAGTTCCTGATGTAACATTACCATCTGCATCTTTTTTACATAAAAAATCTTCTATTTGACTTTTAAAATCTAACACCTTTGTCTTAGTGCATGTAAGAACAGGGCCATTACTATCAGACTTTACAAATAAATTTGAATTGTCTTTTACTTTATCCCTATTGTCTCCATCTAACTTATACCATACAAATCCAGTTTCTTCTTCTCGAAAGAATATGTTTGAATAAATAGTCCTATAGCCTGTTTTTGATTCTTTAATTACAAACTTATATTTTTTTGCCCAAAAAGGAGGATAGTTATTTAACTGAATTCTAATATTGTTTTTTGTTATTGAGTTTTCGCAAGGAACATATACTGTGTTATTTGTATCTACTAATGCAGTTGTGCTTCTTCCGTAATCGTCCATATAAACAATTGCAATCTCATAATCTCTATTACTATGAAGACTTTCTTTTGAAGAATCTAAAGAGTATAAACCAGTCACTTCAATTGCTTGTAAATACTCATAAGCAAATACTCCTAATGGAGTCGGAGGGTTTTGAGTTTGGTCGTATTTTTGAAATTTTAATCCCGGAACTACTATACTAACTATGTCACTACCTAATGTGCTTTCTATTGAAAATCCTTGGTCGGTACTTGATATACCAAAACCATCATATTGCCATTCATTTCTAGCAACTATACCACAATTAAAGATATCTGTTACAGATGTTCCTGTATTACAATCAACTTGAAATTCTGAAACTGCAGATACAAATTCAGGACTAGTTACTAAATCATGAACACTATTATAGTTTTGCTGAATATTAAATAGAAATGCATAATTAAATTTATTTAAAGGTTGAGTTCCTCCTGTAACATATGATGCATCTCCACCAAACTGACTGTTTGAATAATTAAAATCAATACCTATTTGAGATCCTGCAATTAAATCTAATCCTCCAAAATTAATACTTATTTCAGAATTTGGAACTAACTCAATACCATCTATAGTATAATTAAAATCACTCTTAGTACCTTCTATTTCGTCATTATTTAAATTTTCTGTAATTAAAGATAAGTCATAATCTAAATATATTGGTTGACCACTTTCACTTACAACATCATATCCATCAACATAATTTCCATACATTAATCTGTTACCCATAATCGTCTGAGCCTGAGCAATCTTAGGAACATTATCATAAAGCCTTAACAATTGTTCTTCTGGAAGAGTTGTATATATTTTTTTATTTGTAAAGACAATATTTTGAGTTTCATTATCTAACCATCCTTGGTCAACTTTATTGTATCGTTCAATTACATTAGCAGTTTGGCTTGTTGAAAATTTAAATAAAACATCAACATCTTTTACATTTCTGCCTCCTGTTTCAAATGAAACATTTACGCTATTAAAAATGTTTTTCATACCATCGTTATCGTAGGTATCGTAATTTAAATTAAAAGGCCCAGGAGTAAATGCTACAGGAGAGAAAGGTGAAAATGCAGAATATTCACCATCTTCGTATTGCCATCTGTATGCAAAACTTAAAAACAAATCCTCCATATAGTTTTCCTCTCCACCAATTTGAAATTGGTCGATAACAGGGGCTTTTAAAGGTGGAGCTACTATAACTCCAATATCTTGCTCTGTAACTTGGTCAACGCCAACAACAGGTTCTAAATATGTTTTATTTATGTTTATTTTTCTTGGAGGATTTAAGTTATCTGTAAAAAACAATAAATCATCAATAAGATTTATTCCATTAATTAATAACTCTTTGTTGAAATTTAATACAGATGTAGATATAACATGGTAAAACAATATAAACGTTCTGGTATTATAAGACACAATCATGTCCACCTTCCCTGTTACAGAAGAATATAAATTTGTAGAATCATTTATAAACCAATAAATAGTTTCGGTAGCACCATCCTCATAAGCTCCTATACATTTAGCATTTACACTTAACGGTTGGTCATTAAACTTTAACTCAACTAATAACTCATTTCCTTTTGAGTTTTCTACAGCACCTATTTCAGTTCCTTCCGTAGACCCTAGCCTTACATTTAAAGCGTCAATATATTCTCCTTGAGGAACTAATCGTTCATCAACGGATTTATTCATCCTACCTTTTATAAAGTTTTTTTGAATCTTAGCCATATTATTTTATCCACTTGTTTTGTCCTCTTAGATTCATTAATAACCTCCCTGGATGTATGTTGCTTAATCTTATCTTTGCGTTCCTTAGAAGGGCTGATTTCTCTTTTCTAGACCTGTTTATAATATACTCTTGGACACCATACTTACTAGATAACACAGAAAACTTTATGTATGCATAAACAAATTCTTCAAATAACTTATTTACACTAATATCTGCATTTACACCACCTTCCATTCCGTCAGAAACATACTCCAAAACAACTAACTCTCCTGACATATCAGAACTAAAATTAATTACTCCTGATTTTTTATTTATCTTAAACGTAGGATTAGCATTTGCTGTCTCAGTATTTAAACCATATCTACCACCTATTGGATATTCAAAATACCATATTCCATTGTAGAAATACCCCTCTTGCCCATCATATGAACTTTGCTCATTTAAATATATAGTCTTTCTACTTCCTTTTATTCTATCAATATCTACCGTTGAAAACTCAGGTTTTAAAACACTACCCTCTTCATCAAATAATATTTTATTATTATTATCTTGTAAATAAGCACTACTCCAATTAGTTTGAATATTTTCTGTTAAAGGAAATAAAACTCCATTTTTATACATTGAAATTCTAACCCAATTAACATAATCATCTGGTAAAATAAATCTTAACTCATCATTAACAGACATTTCTAATATTTTAATTTCTTTTAAAGAATCGTAATTTAATTCTTGTATTGCTCTTTTAGCATGAAATAAAATGTTATACCTCTCTACGTTGTTTATTAACTTATCATTGCCAACGTACATCAACATGAAATTAGTTACAATTTCTTTTAATGATACATATTGATACGAACCCCAATTATCATTTTCAGGATTATTTCCTTCATTTTCGTAATACTGATATTGTGTTAAATATGCCATGTTTTATCCTTGTTGTGTATTTTCTACTTGTTCTTCTCCTTGAGCAAATTGCACCAAAGGTATTTCTCTTATTGACATTCCTGCATACTGAAGAATTTTGTTAATTAAATTAACTTGGTCAGATAATGGTAACTCAAAGTCTTGATAATCAGCAGGGGACTCATCAAATAAAGGCTCTCCTTGTGTTAAATTTATATACGTCCATTTAGGGTCTTTAGGGTATCTAATGTATTGACAGTTTACAGTTCCTGTTAAAACAGGATATATAGTAATTTTATCAGCTTCCGCAGTGTATGCAGGAAACATTGTAGATGGTGCTGTTAAATGAGAACTGTTTAATAAAAGTATTTTACTTTGACTAACTCTTTCTACCTCTGTATTTCCTTGAAATATTTTATTTACTAAATAATAATCGTCAGGTAAAGGATATAAACCAGAGTTAAAAACAATAGGCGATGTAACTGAAAAACTATCAATAACCTCTACAAGACTTTTTATAACATCAGCATACTCGCTTCCTGAAACTCTTGCGTTTTGTTTTACAATCCAAGAATTATATTGATAAAAATAATCTTCAAATATATCTAATTGAGCTTGTTTTGCGTAAAGATTAAAATCACTAGGAGTTATATATCCGTAATTATTTTTGTTTGCAATAGAAAGAACAGTTGCTCTTACTGTATTTATAATAGATGCCATTTAAAACCTTTTCACAAATATACAAAAAAAAAGAGGCTTCAAAATTTGAAGCCTCTAACATGAAAACAACTTACCCCCTAATTTAAGTCATTAATCATACAAATGTACAATAAATAAATAAAAATTAAGATAAATTTTAAATAATTAATCTATTTTAGTTTCAAGTATTCTTAAAACCTCTAACCCTTCGTCACTTTGAAGGAATGATGCCAATATAAATAAAGGATCTTCCCCATAAGGAACAGTTAGTAATTTATTTTTATTTCCTTTGATGTTGTAATAAACATCCTTTTTGTTTTTAAGTATTAAAATTCCTTCACTAAAAAACTTTGCACACTTATTTTGAAGTCTTAATAATGGGTCATTTAAAGCCTCCATAAATTCATTTGGATATCTTTTTGCAAATAACCTAACATCTCTTTTTAATTCAGATGAAGTTAAATTATCAATTTTTAATCCTATTACAACTCTAGCAATAGTTTCAAGCATTTCAATATCTAAATCTTTTGCAGCAATCTGAGAATCTAATGCTAAATCTAAATAATCTACATCAGAACTTGCGTCTTTTTCTTTGTCTACTTCTACAAACATATTTCCAAGCCCTGGATGAAAAGACAAAAACTTTTGTAACATTTGGTTTTCTTTTGGAACAAACAATAATCCATCCTCAAATACAATAGGCTCTAATATTACATTATTATCTTGTTCGTCTTCAAATATGCTTTTTTGATTAGGAGAATATCGTAGCACTTTATTTATACCTGTTTGCTCATCAAAATGCAATAGAGGTTTTCTTTTAGTGTTTCTTGATGGTATTGAATAACTTAAAGGAGCTTGTTCCTTTGTTAGTTTGTAAGTTTTATTTACAAAAATTAATTTCTTTTTTGTAGCTACAGTTGCAGCTTTTACTTTTATTGGCATTTGATTTTAATTTTAATTTAATTTATAATAAAAAGAAAGGGCAGTTTATTACCCTTTCTTTTAAATTTACTTCTAGTTATTGAAAATAAAGAAGTTATTAGCACCTAAAGTACATAAAGCTCTTTCTGATAAGAAATTCACTTCCATCGCATCTAAATCCGATGTAGCAGCTCCACCAGCTGAACCTGTAATCCAAGTCTTATACTTTCTGTCTTCAGTTTCTGAAGCTCTATAACGAACGTGTAAGAATGGTCTCTTAGCGTTTTTACCAAGTACTTGGTCATAAACTGTAGTAGAACCTGCAGGAACTAATATTCCATTTACAGAACCACCTACAATATCACCACGCATAGTTGGGTCATTTAAGTATTTCCAGTCTGTCTTGTAAAAGTCATAACCTCTACGGAATCCTGAGAATCCTAAATTAAGAGCCATCTCTTCATCATTGTCAAAAAGACCATAAGAAGTACCACCACCACCATAAGAGTTTTGAGCAGCTAACATATCGTCAATGTCAAAACCAAAGTTTCTGTTTAAGAAAATAACATTTTCCTCAATAGAACCTTGCTTATCTAATCTAGATATAATAGCGTCAAAATCTGATAATGCATCAGGGTTTGCACCTGCCCAAACATTTCCTCTTTGCTCTACAACATAGAAAAGACCTTCTGAACCCTTGTTACCTACACCACTTGCTACACCTTCAACAATTGCTGCTGCTCCAGATGCTGCTTCTGCAGGTACTGCTTCAACCATTGCTGTTTCTAAATAGTCTTCAAAACGAAGTCTAGTTTCATGCTCTGATTTCATATACCATAAGAAACCTGTTGCACCATTTTCTGTAGTTACTTCAATCCATCCAATCTGAGCCATATCAGAACCTGATACTGCGTAACGGTCTTTAATAATAATTGGAGAGTTTTCAAAAATAGAATCATCAGCTTCTAACTGCCCTTGCATTCCAATAGATCCTTTTTGAAATTCAGAACCATAAATGAATAATGAACATACAACTGCTGCCGCCATTGTTTGTCCTCCTGCTTCGTAATAAGCTACATCAATTGTACCTGCCGCTGTATCAACTGCTGTTACAATAGCTTTGTTGCTATTTGTAGAAGCCGCTGTGCTGTCAGATAACATAATTGTTTGACCTACACGAATAGCTATAGTACCTGTTCCAGGTGCTAAAGTATCTCCAATAGTCAATGTAGCAGTATCTGCTGCTGCTGCTGCTGCTGAAGTAACATTTGTATACTTAGTGTGTAATCTTCCTTGCTCTGCCCATTTGATAAGGTCTGAGTTAGAAGGCATTTCAGCACCCACCATTCTTAAAAATGATGCTACTGATCTATTTCCATAACGCTCAAATTCTTTCTCATATGTATCTGGTAGATACTGATTTAAGAAATCAAAGTTAGTTATATAATTTGTTTGTAATAATACCTGCTCCGAACTTGGTTGCAAGTCAAAACCTGGTGTCGTTTGTACTGACATTTTTTACTTTTTTTTAATTATTATTTATTTTTACTTTTTATTCTTAAACCTTTTCCTTTGTCTTCACCAACAGCCCTAGCTTTAAATCCTGTCTCGCCAATTACTTGTGGTGTATTTCTAACATTCATATTAATGTTTTTACTTTTTTTAGAAATATTACCCACACCATCTGACTTTCCTTGCTCATAAAAATATTGAGCAAAACGTTCAGGATCCATTGCCGCACTTAGTGCTTTATGCCAACCATTAGCATCAGAAATTAATCCGTCATCACCTACATATTTGCCTATGAAGCTTTCTAGATTCATTTGTTTTGCTTTCATTTCCTGTGCATCTCCATAAGAATAACCAATTTTTTTGTCTCCAACTTTAAACTCAAAACCTTTGAATTCTGAATTAAAAACCTCATTAGTTTTCTTTGAAAAATACTCATTCTTTTTTTTATTAGCTTCTTCAACAGTCTTAGATTCTTGAATAAACTTTTTATACGCATTAAGTTCTTCTTGGATTTCATTTGAAACAGCTTTCCCACTTGACTCAAGAGGAACGCTATATTTTTCTTTAAAATCATTAAGATACTTTTTTGCCTTAGAAAGTTCTCTTTTTTTAGCTATACTTTTCTTTTTAATTTCAGAGTCATCATCTATATCTTCATCATATGAAAATTTTGATTCAACTAAATAATGAATATCTTCATTATCTAAATCCTCTTCTGTTAAAGAATAATATTCTGCTAACACTTGGTCGTCATTTAAATCATCGTAACTTTTATTTGCTTTTACGAAATCATTAAAACCACGGCCAGTTTCTTTTTTAAAATTTAAATATTTAGAAACATCCTCTGGTAAATCATTATTTACTTCTCTTTGAGAAAATAACTCATCAATAGATGATATTTCTTTATTATATCTGTTTTTAATATATGAAAGAACGTCTTCATCTTTTATTTCTGCAGGTTCATTAGATTTTGGTTCATCATCAGCTTTTTGTTCTTTATTAGCTTTTGGTTGCTCATCATTTAATTTTTCCTCATGCTTATCTAAAAGATTTTTTTCTACCTCTTGAACTGATTTTTCTTCTAAAGGACTTACTTCTTTTACTTTAAATTCCATTTAATTTTATTTTTACAAATTTATATAATTAATTTCTACTCAATTTTAATGCATTACCTAGGCTCAAACTCAGCAAGGTCAAATCCATCTAAGCTATCTTCATTAGATTCAAAAGTAACTGGAGGTAGATTATTTTTTCTTTGCTCTATTAATTTTGATTGTTCGGTGTTAGCCTGAGATATTCTTTGAGATTTAGCATCTTCTCTTTGAAGCTCTCTAGATTTTAATCCTTCAACCTCAACTCCTTTTAATTTCATTTGAAGTTGAAATTCTAAATTCATTAACTCGGCTTTTATTGCTGCTTCACCTTGCATCTTTTTAACAGAGAATTGAGCTTTCGCTTCTTCTATTTGCATAGCAGATTGAGTCTCCATCTGTAACTTTTGCATTGCATTTTGTGCAGCCATCTGTTGAGACTGCATATTTATTTGCCCTTGTTGTTGAGCTGCAGCAGCTTTGTTTTGACGATCTAAATCTTCTTTAGCTTTTCTTTTAAGTTTTAAAACTTGATTAGCTAATTTAATGTTTCGTATTTCTCTAATATCAATCGCATCTTCTAAGTTTATTGAGTCACGCTGAAGTGCCATTTGAATGTTTTGCTCTAACATTTTCTTTTCTTCTTCATCAGGCTGTATTTCGATAAATATACCAAAATCACTTAAATACAATTTGCTTATTTCATCTAGTATACCAACGTTAAATTTACCAATTTGATTTACAAATTCTTCTCTAAAATCAGAATATTCTAACATATCTGCAATCCTACTAGATAAAGACGTACATAGCCTTTGACTAACATTTAATCCTGCATCTAATATATGTCTAGTTGCAGTATTGCTACTTAATGCAGCTAGTTTCTGTAAACCAACTAACGAATATGAATCTGGTGTTGAACCATCTCTTGCTTCATTTAAACCAGTCACATCTCTAATCATCGATAAATAATGATTATAAGCTCCTATTAAACTTTGCATTTTACCTTGACCAGAATTACTGTTTAATTGCTGAATAGGCACTTTTGCTTGATTATAATCTCCATCTTGAGTATAACTCCTACCGATAACAGAACCTGTCTGAAAAAACATCCTAAGAGCATCCTCAGGGTTGTAAGCTTGTCCTGTTCCAAGGTCTACTTCATTTATTCCATCAGCATCAATAAACACACCATCTGGTACTACTCTGGAAATAACTTGTTGCAGTTTTAAGTGAGTCATTTGAATTAAATCAGCAAACGTAATCATACGTCTTACTAATGATTCTAAAACTCCTTTATACATTCTAGGAGCGCAAGCTACATATTCCGGATATACTTCCTGAGACGCTGACTGTGGTCTAGCCATGTTTTCAGACATCTCCCATTTAAGAAGTATATTAGTACCCATAACCATAACACCTTCATACCATATGTCAATGGTTTTTGAAACTTTTTCAAAACCACCTTCTTCCATCATTTCTTGAGTAGGGTCAAATGTGTCATCTTTTTCAATTAACCTTTCAGCCCCTGATGCGTTTTTTTTCTTCTTGTAAGTAAATGTTTGTGTTGTTTTATAATTAAAAAACAAAACAGTAGCACTGTCTCTACTAAATAAACTATTGTTGTAATATTGAGCAGTATTATTATAATCATACCAACTTTGGCTATATTTGGAAATTTCATCCATATCAGCTCTAGTTAAACTTGTGTCTATTTTTTTTAATTCAGTTATAGGAAGAGTTTTAATTTCTCCCCAATAAAAACAATCATCAAAATGAGGATTTTCAGTATAACTGTATACAACATTTGCAGGATCTACATATTCAATTTTTATACCTGCACCTGGTTGAAAAGTATTTTTACAAATTGAAACACCCAATACAGTTTGGTCATAATAAATTTGCTTTTGTATTTCGTGATATCTGTTTTCAGCTAATACAGTGTTTATTGCTTCCTCTTCTGCTATTTCAATTGAAGGCTTATATTTTAATTGCATATGAAGAGCTAACTCTTCCGATGTGTTTGGAACTTCTTCTTCAGATGTTGCAAAAGTATTTATACCAAAATCATTTTGAACTTGTTTCATTATATCTTTAGAAAGCATATCTTTTTCAAGCTGAACTTGATATTCACTTCTTTTATCTAAAGACATCCCATCTTGAGCGTAAGCATTTACTTTAAATATACGATCAGCCATTCCATTAACAACAATGTCAACAAACTTTGGAATAATAGGAACAGGAGTCCAATCTAAATTTAAATAACTTAAATCACCATCTATCGCTAATTCATTTTTGTATTTTTGAACTGACTGCTCTCCTCTTGCATAAAGTCTTAGCCTATGAAAATCAGCCCATTGATTATAGAACCTACTCTGGCCTCCATCTTTTCTAAACCATTCGTATTGAATAGCCTGTCCTATTTGTAATCCAAATTCAAAAGATTTTTTTTCTGAATCAGAAACAAATTGATTTGGAAAACCTGTTGGGTTGATATTAACTTCTACTTCTTTCATTTACTTTATGATTTGACTATAACTGCCTTTATTGTCGTATTTAGCAAAGTTAAGTTTTATTTTTGAATTTTTTTTAACAGGTTGATATAGGCTTTTTTGATTGGCCATAATTGCTAAACCAGAACTAATTGAAGCATCAAATTTTGTTCTATTGTTTATATTAAATCTTGCCCAGTCTTCAAGAGTTCTTGTAAAGTACATTGAACCCATAATATCATTATCTCTAAATGTCTCTAATAAATCTAATCCAACATATTTTTCAATGTAAGATTCTATTGCAGCAGCATGAGCTTGCTTTATATCTTCTGAACTATTTGGTATTCCACCAAGTTCTTTTTCTGTTTTTGAAAGTTTATTATAACCTTTATCAGGTCTATTAATACTATAACCCCTATACCCTCTATTTTTAAAATGATATAATAACCTTGGCTTATTATTCTCTATAAGTATTGGCATACCGTAAAAGACGCAAGCCATAAGAACCTCCTC